AATTGTTGTCATCACGAAATAAAACCATTTATGATAAGAAAAAGTCATAAACCGAATGATATAAAAGTTAATAAAAAAATAACTGTTAATGGATTACTTTCTCATCAAGAGGATAAGCAGAAATGCGAGATAATTCATAATAGAGATAAAAATGCCGTTCAAAATATGATAAATATTGTAAAGAGTATATTTACAATAGGAAGAAGACCAGACATATTTACGAGAATTCATACATAGTACACGCTATGTTATAACCAAATTTTTATTATCTTTTAATATTTTTTTTGCTGTTAAATCGGCATTTTAAATGTTAAAAGGTGTAAAACAAAAAAATATTTGGAAACACACGAAATAAAATGTAAAGGATTAGACGAATTGACATGTGTAAAATGTATGAATTCTTTTGCAAATAGACATAATAAAGCAAGACATGTAAAAGCAAATAAATGTAAAGCAAGAAGTATTATTCATGCTAGGGAACCTAAGATTAAAAATATTATCAATAACCAAATAATAAATAACATTCAAAATTATAATATAACCACACAAAATAATAATTTGATTATAAATAACTTTGGAAGTGAACGATTAGATCATATATCTTATGAAGAAATTGTGGAATTGTTATTAGCTGGAATAAATACAATCCCTATGTATATTGAAAAAAAGCATTTCGATAAAAACTTTCCAGAAAATAATAACATTGTATATACAAAAGAAAATAAATGCAAAGTGTTAGAAAATAACTTGTGGAAAGAAAAGAATATATCATTGGTTTCTTCAAAACTTGTTAAAGATAATTCTGGTTATTTACTATTATTTTGTAATGATAACGAAATACGTTTAACGCGTGATATAAAAAACGAAGAGGTGTTTGATTTTGTAAAACACAAACTGATGAAGATATATCATAAAGATGATGATAAATATAAAGAAATCTATAACATGATAAATGATATAATAAAAAATACATAAACCTATATTTTTGTCTTCTAAAATATCAAACTATATAATTCTAGTAGATCAAATTGTGTAATTCCTTAAACAAAACATATATGAAAAATATATTATTGCATATGTTTAAGTTTTTTATTGTACAAAATAATTTTTATAAGAGATGATATTGAACTAATAAATCCAAGTTTTTCCAAAAACTCTGGTTGAAAACTCATATGATTTACTTCAAAATATAATAATGGTAAATTTGGCGATGAATTCAAAATCAATAAAAATGCTAAATGATATAAAATTGATGATTGAGATAACGTATTTGAGATATCTTTTAATTTTTTTTTGAATTTTCGAAACCCATGTATATGCTGTATATCGGAATGATAATGAAATGATACGTCTAATTTATTTTCATGTATTAGTCTAGTTGTAAAAAACATTATGATTGGGATTATGGCAGTTAAAGTGAAAATAAACGCTGATCCGTGATTGGGTAATATAGAACCCGAAAAATATGCACATATAATACTACCAATAGACGATGATGTCTTGCAAATATATTGTAGTGCTCCTGTATTATTTTGAAAAGAAGATACACTTGTAGAAATAGCATCAGTCAATATGTCGCTAAATGTCAACCCAAGAGATGATAATACGATAATAGAAATACTATATAATGCAGGTATAGTACTGTAACATAATTGTCCGTTACTTATCAATATAGTTAAAAAAGCTAAAAGTGCCCACGAAATAGATCCTAATATTCCTGAAAGTAGTAAGAAGGCATTTTTTTTATAAGTAAATAAAGGAAACAATTCTGGTAAAAACTCGTATATAGGTTTTATTATCAATGGAATAGTAGATATAATTGTCAAATCATATGGTGTCAAATGTAAAACATCCTTATAATAAAAACTAAGATAAACTCTATAAATAGTATAGATACCTTGAGTAAAATATACAAATATTAGTTTATATATATCAGGTGTAAGTGGAATATTACAGAATAAACTACTTTGTTTATTATTAGTTATATCAGAATATTTTTGATAATTACATTTATGATATATCTTCTCCCTTTTTCTAACGAATGTATGAACAGTAAATTTTTTTGCAGTAGGTAATGTTGGTAAAATAACAAATGCAGAACATATATACGACGATAAAATAAATATAATTGTAATATATGTAACTTTCATTGTATATATATGTGCAATATTATGATGCTAATGCTTATATTATTCACATATTTCTTATCTGAAAAGAGTGTGTAAATTATGTTTGTTGTATAGTTAATTCTGTAAGGTTAATGTTGTCTTCAAAACTATTTTTAACAAAATGTTTGTTTTTGAGAACATTATAAATGACAATAGCAATTGCAATTTCACTGTATACTATTTTGCATAATGTAATGTCAATTTGTTGAATAGCTACAAGTGTCATAATACCATGTTTTAATGTAGTTAAAAACCATAGACTTTGTGCATAAATTTGCAATTCAGTTTTTCCAAAATCAGTAATAACTTTTTTATCTGCATCAAAAACATTAAAATACATAATCGGGTTTGCATACTCATAAATAATAGAATGCCAAAATTCAACAAAGAATATACATATGTGTAAAAACAAATATTTAGTAGATGTATCTATTACAATACCCATAACAATTAAATCTTTAGAATAACCTACGCGTAGCATTTTGCTATCAGCATAATTAAAAACAAAAGCAGCAATAATAACAAGTAAACTAAAATTAACAGTAATACATATTTGTATTTTTTTATTTATAGTAAGATACATATATATGCGTGTATTAAATTATAAAAACCGCTTGTTTTTATGTAAAAAAATAAAGATATATGATATTTTACCATACTTCTTAACTTAATCATCCACCTCTTAAACGTAAAACAAGATGTAAAGTCGATTCCTTTTGAATATTATAATCTGCTAGGGTACGTCCATCCTCGAGTTGTTTTCCTGCAAAAATAAGTCGTTGCTGATCTGGAGGTATGCCTTCTTTGTCTTGAATTTTAGATTTTACCATATCAACTGTATCTGAAGATTCAACTTCAAGTGTAAGTGTTTTACCTGTTAAAGTCTTGATGAAAATTTGCATTGCTTATTTATTATATTGCGTTAAAATTTTATATAATGGTTAAATATTAGTTACTATGTTAACGTACAACGTCCAAAGTAAGAATGGGATTGTAAACAAAGCAGCAAAATTATTTTGATTATATACAAATGCAAATGTCAATATAGCTATAATAAAAGATATGGTATTATATATACTAGCATATGTATTTTGCAAACCAGATGTTAAGAATGGATATGCCAAACAATATAATACTGCAATAACAATAATCCATGATGCTGTAGTAGGATAAACAAGTGAATGAGTATATCCTAGAAGTCCTAAAATAATAGTCCAAAATAGGGCAATTACATATCCTGGGGGTAACCATTTTGACGCCAATCCAGTGTTATTTTTATTCCATCCTTGTGTATATATAATAACATTCAATAATCCTGCAAGTATAATAGGAACTAAAACATTAATTATCTGAAACCATAAAGAAGGTTTCATCTCTCTTTTATAATATGTAATGAAAAAAAAGTAATAATAATTTTATTTATCTATTTAGATAATAATCAAAAAATGTTATTAAGTTTATTTACACCAAACCATTCCCCAATCTTTTTGAGGGACAGTGCCTTGTAATAATTTTTTCACGATATCTGTGTCTTGATAATCTGTATATTCTGGTCGAAATGTATAATCGTCAGTGAATTGTATATAAAATTTATTATATCCTAGTTCTTGTAAATAATCAATACATTTGTAAGTGATATCATTTGTTTCAGACGCCCACTCAAAACATAAATCATTTGCCTTTTGTGTTAAAGATTTTATACATTCATACTCACCGCCTTCAACATCAATTTTTATCAGATCAGGAATACCATATTTTTCTATTAGATCATCTAACTTTATAGTTGGACAAGAAATCGGCTTATATGCCGTATTATAAAATCTGCTCTTAGAGTCTGTCAACCATTGTAAATTTAATGTAGATAATGTAGATACTTCAGCATCATATAAAATAATATCTTCATTATTGTTATTACAAACAGCATAATTTACACATACGATATCATATCCTAAACAATTATCTTTGAGTAGATCAAATGTTTTTGGTACAGGTTCTACTGCTATAATTTTATTACAATCTATATTACTTAAAGACCATTTACCAATATTTGCCCCAATATCAAAATAAAGCATTATATTATAACAATATGGATTACTTATCCTTAAATAATATAAATAATATAAATAATATAGAAAATAACAATAAATTACAATAATATATTGGACCAATTCTTACCACTATATGGACCATATTATTTTTCGGGAGCAATAATTATTTTTCCACTATATATGTCAATAAACCAAATGTTGATTTTGCTATAATATTATTATTTATCATACTCATACGTAAAAAATCAGTTTCTACACATATTGTATAAAAAATAATATTTTTGTCTCATTTTTCTTTTTTGGTTGGTGTAAGTTATATAAAAATATATTGATATCTTAATATAACAACAATGAAATATAATAATATATTGTATATCATTCTATTCATTTTTCATTTTCAAAATGTAGAAACTTTTCAAATGTTTAAGAATTGTTTGAGGGTGAATAAGAAGCCTAATATTTGTAGACTAAATGCAGTTGAAAATAATATAAATGATCCATGGGATTATACGAGATATATTCGTATAAATCCTACACCAATTCCAATTATTTCATTTGATGATTTGTTTATGAACTTAAGATCTATAAATTGCGCAATTTTAACAACAAATAGTGATAGACTTGTAATATTTTATAAAGAAGGGAAACGGGGTGTTTTTTATATGGATCCAAAAAATCAAGATAATTTATCGAAGGTAAGATTTATGCTTTCACAAGTAAATACAGAAATAAGACTAGGATTACCTACTGATATGGACAACCCTAGACATACATTATATTGCGAACCGATACCTGATACTGACCGAATGTTTTTCCAAGAAATAATAGAAGGAGAAGAAGGAGAAGAAGGAGAAGAAGGAGAAGAAGGAGAAGAAGGAGAAGAAGGAGAAGAAGGAGATGGGGGGTATGGAGGTGGCTTTTATATTGATTAATTTTCTTAATATTTTTACATTTGTTTGGTAAGTTTATTTTCAAGTATTCTCAAATGTTTTGCAGACATCTTACCGTATAAATCAAATGATTTTTTTTTATTTTGTGCCTTTGTAGGACGCTTACTTTTAGTTTCTAGTTTATCAAATTTATCCATTTATAAACAAATCATTTATAAAAATTATCTATCATTTTTTATACTCATATAATTCATAACAGTTCATTTATATTCAATTATAATTTAGAGCTTGCATAATATGTCTGACAAATTAGCTAAATACTCCCATTATGATAACGTTGATATTTTGATTCACATGTTTCATGGTAAGCGATTGTAAGTAAATAGATTTGTATTATTTTTTTCAAAATCTCGCAAAAAATGATGATGATAGTTGATAACTCATATTGCTAAGCATACTATGCCTTACACTACCAACAACTTCACCGTTATGGAATATCGCAACATGGATTTGATCATCTGCGTCGAATATGAAAATGCAAATGAAGCAAGTGATAAGCTTCTCAAAATCGTGATTAATCGCGAATACGATAGAGAGATGATAAATATCTTCCATTTCAACAATATTCCGAAGGAAGCAAATGACATATACGAATATAGCAAGACTGTTTCAAAAATTGTTCACGATAATGATATGTATGTCATTTATGGACAGCGTATTCACAAAAACGGCAATAATTATCGCGAGATTCTATCCCATAATACAAACCCAGTAGGGAAAGAAAATGTCGAGATAAGTGCTGAATTATTAAATCATGCAGATATCGATTACATGAACCAAGATGTGCAAGAATACTATAACGACATTTTAGCAACAATCAAATGGAAACAATCGCAACAATGATGGAAAATAATCACATATCGTGTCGGGAGAAAACGCGCACACGGGTAGAAAACTTCGAGTTTTTTTGCCATATCTCTAAACATTATCTTGCATCGAGAATTTTCCATATATTTTTATTATTTTTTGGCTAAAGAAGTCGAATAAAAGTGTAAACATTTGAGTTTCACCTCTGTATTACATATATTTTACTGGTATAATAATTTTTTTATTTAAATATTTTTTTGTGGTTTTTTCATAATCTGATTTTGTATTTGTTCCTTCTCCTATTGTTTCAAACACTATTTGATCTAAATTTATATTTACGTGAAATAGTATTTCTTCATTTTTTATATTGCTTACATTATGTTCAAAAACATCTGTAAATATATTATTAATATGTTCATTTAAAAATATAGCTTCGTTAATATTTACACCATCTACCTGTACACTAAACCAACTTAGCGATTCTCTTCCTTTTTTAGATATTATTTCGTTCATTGTTGTTTCATTAACAACGTGTTCAAGCTCTTTATTGATTGAAAACTTATAGATAGTATCTGCTAAATTGTTAATCAATACTGGAATTTCTTTATGTTTTAAATTCAAATTGCCATGAGCTCTTCTAGTTTCTATTTTTTTTTTGTTTTTTATATCTTTTGCAAAAAATCTCATATTATATCTATTATCTGGTTTTCTTAAATATAATGATAACATTTCATAATCTCTAAAATAATCTGTATCTCCATTTAATTGAGTTGATATACCAAAATCCCATATAACCCACAAATATCCTAAATTTTTTAAATAATATGATTTATCACTTATAGTATATTTTATATAACCGCCTGGTTTTATTTTATGATATAAAAAGTTACCATAATGTGTGTCATTATGCCGTATTCCAATATCATGCAATGTAGCTATGGACATAATTATTTGTATAATCGCATTATTTAATAACTCTTCTGTTATTTCTGAAGAAATCTTGTCATATTCATTCAAAAAACTTTTTAAATCACCTTTAGCAAGTTCATTTGTATATATATTATAGTTTCTATTTTCTTTCAAAAAATTTGATATATTATTATATAATGTATTATGGATTTTATCAAATAAAAATTTAAGAATAAATTGTTTTTTTGTTTGAAAAAAATTATATATGATAGGTAAATTTTGACAGTGATTATTTTTAATAAATGGTATCATATTTTTTAATATATATATTTCTTTCAAGGAATCACTACCTTTATTTTCTGCTATCTTTATTGCTAATTGGGTATTATAATCATTTTTATCAAGTTCTAATTTTATATTTTCACTCAGACATACTATACCTGTTGCATCGGCTTCAATAGAAGCTAACAATTTTTTTATTTTATAGTCAGTTCTGTTTTCCAACTGATCATGGAATTTTAATCTATATGTCAATATTTCATTAATATTTTCAAAATTTTGCGGTATCGACATTGGTACAGGCGAACGCGACGATCGTCCAGATACAGGTTTCGGTGTTATAATTGGTGAACGCGACGATCGTCCAGATACAGGTTTCGGTATTGTAATTGGCGAACGCGACGATCGTCCAGATACAGGTTTCGGTGTTATAATTGGTGAACGCGACGATCGTCCTGATACAGGTTTCGGTGTTATAATTGGTGAACGTGACGATCGTCCTGATACAGGTTTCGGTGTTATAATTGGTGAACGTGACGATCGTCCTGATACAGGTTTCCGTTCAGGTTTCGGTGTTGTAATTGACGATCGTTGTGATTGTTGTGATTGGTGTGATCGCAGCGATGTATGATTTGGTGTTGGAAGATGTGATCTTCTTGAAACCGATATTGAAGTATCTAGTATGATGCATTTCTTAGGTATTTTATTTTTTTCAAAAACATTATTTATTGTATTGATAATCTCTTTTTTCTTATCGAGTTCAATTTTTTCATCTTTATTGACTAAATTACACCATTTTTTAAAGTTTTTATCTGTTACAAGCATATTTGTAACAACATTATCGAATATTGAAATTATATTCACATGTGGTTTTGACATATTTACTCTTTTATATTATGATATTTTAAATATAATATTTAGGGTTTAGTATAGTTTGTTAAATAAAAATAAACAATTTACTATGAAAGAATTATCATCAAAGTGCTAATAAGGTTATAAAATCTAATGAACCTCAAAAAATATTGTTATCAATCATGTATAGCAATTTTTATAAAACAACCATTATATATTCGTGTAATAATGTTTATTTATTAAATAGGTGGTAATTCAATACCATTTTCAATGCAGATATTGTATATATCTATATAATCATTATAATTATCATTTTTCGCTAACCAAATAAGTTTTTCTTTAATGTTTTCTTGAGATATATTAAGTGTGTTTATATAATCTATAATAGAAGAATTATTATTTTCATATAGAGTACATGATGAGCTCATCATGTCATTAAGATCATCAATATCTGTAATATCCATTTCTTATATATAATAAATATAAGTAATTTATATCATTTTTTCATAATATTGCAAAAAATCTCAATCATTTATGGATATCCAATCAGAAGGGCATAAATCGTTTATATTATGTGTATATAAAGGACCAAACCAAGTAATAGGATAACAAATAATTGCTGTTTTATTTTCATAAGATTTTGATAAATATGCTCCAAACCAAGAGAATGTACTATTGGCAATAATAAAATGGTTGCATAATGACATCAAAAGTAATTGTTTCCAATCTGGAATATCATCATCAACTTTAACAAAATGAATTTTTTGAAATCTTTTATTAAATATATCGATATATTGGTTAACAATATGATTATCTTGTTTTTGACAAAAATATAATACATCATATTCGCTAATATCTTCACTATTTTCGCTTAATTTTTCTGTTAATTTTTCAAAAGCACCGATATAATATTCGGGTCTTTTAATACAATGGTATCCTTGCAATCCTATATAATCACCTATACGAAAATGTAAAGCGATTGTTTTCTTTTCAAAGTATCTTGGAAATTCGTTAGCAGTTGAAACGGACTGCTCTTCTATTCCTATAATTTTTTTTATTTGTTTGAAGTTGTGTTTAAAATATTTATCACTTTGAAAATAACCCTTAAGATTAAAATTTGAAGATATATTACGAATAGCTGTATAATGAAAATGGGGTTCTTCGTATACATATGTCGATAAATCATACGTTTCTGATGTGTTATCCTTCAACTTATTTAATATATTATCCCAATAACATCTCATTTTGGTTTTATCATAATAAAATGTATATTCGCATAGGTTATCTATAGAATATGAAAGTAATGCAAAAATCATGAATAATTGATTACCAAGTCCAGAATTAAGTAAGATCCCTGCTTTTAAATTGGTCATATAATATAATATAATATATATATAGAAACCCTTTAAACCCTTGAAAATGAATAGTAATTTAATAATAACATTGAATGATGTAAAAGACCGTTGTTTTGTTTATTCAATAATGCTTGCCGAAGCATCAAATAGTTTAGGAAAAATGAAAATATTTTTCAAACTACCTGCAATATTCATATCAATATTGTTATCAGTTTTGAATTCAAGTAAATTAAATGAGACTGAAGAGATCAAAATTATAAATACTGTAATGAATGCTTTTATTGCATTATTAATCGGTGTAGAAAACACATTGCAAATTGATAATAAAAAGCAAGTATTTACAAGTACAAAGAACAAGTTTGAAAAATTATCAAGTACAATAGAAAAGAAATTACTCGATGTATCAAATACTATATCAATAGAATTTGTTCAGAATACGATAACTGAATTTGAGCAAATTGACGACGATTTAACTTTCGACATACCAAAGTCTATACAAAATAAGATTAAAAAAGAGTTTTTTGGAAAAAGAACATTACCTCTTATACTTGGTGGTGAAAAACGTATCAATGATGTTTCTGATATTACAAAAGAAGTATCTGCAGCTTTAATGCAAAACACTTCGTTAATATCCGAGTTACCAAAAATATTAAATACGTCACAAAAAATAGAAAATAGTGATAATAATAATATACTATCATCGTCAACATTGTATACTGATAATGAAAATTTCGAGAGAAGTATATAAATATATATAAGTATGTAAAAAAAGCAGTATTTTTTAAATATATGAATATTAAATGACATATAAAGCATTATTTATAGGTGCTAATTATAAGGAAAATGATTACAGAATGTTGGATAATATAAAAAATGTAATTAAGTTTTCCGATCATATAACAAATCTATATAATTTAGACAGTTTAGATTTTGAAATATTAACAGATGATACTAAAAACCAATCAAGTTATGACAATATTTTATCAAAATTATATAAGCTTGGGTTAGATACATGGTCTAAAAATATCAGTACAGTTTTTATATATTATACCGGAGATTCAATAAATATATCCGATTATGTTAAATCATATGCTGGTAATTATAATAACATAAAACAAGGGATAGTACCGTGTGATTATGATATAAAGGGAATAATTGACAAGGATAAATTAAAAGAATTATTTGAACAGTTTAATCCAAAAACCCAAATCATATTTATAGCAGATACTTGTTTTATAGATAGTAATTTATTAGGTCTTGATTACATATGTTGTAAAAATATGGAAAAATCAACAAAAGTTAATGAAAGCAATAACGATCGGAAAATAATAACAATTTCTTATAATTTATCAAACTATGCAAATGATGAAGCAAATTATTTTGATTTAATATTAAATAATGAAACATTGAATAAACACTCGATTGGATATTTTTTAACAAAATTATCATATATAAATGATAATATTATTGATATTTTGCATGATATAAATCGTATTTTGAGCAAGAAAAATATAAATATGACAGTATCTTTAGCGTCATCGTATATGTTATCAGATATAGATATGAATATATTTAGCTGTTTTGAGAAATATATGTACGATAAAATAAGAATTGACCATTGTATGTATATATCAGTAAAAACAGAACCTGGTGAATTTTCGCAATATGTTGATGTAAATAATTATCAATATACGCAAAATAATAAATGTATAACAAACTGTGATAAAGTATATAATCTACCACATCAAAATAACTACTCAAGTATATATACAGAACCAATGTATAGTCAAACATATGAAGCTACATATCGTAACAATTATTATTTTAATCCTAATAAAGTAATACATTACCCTATGCAAAATTATAATAATGTTTCGCCTTTTCAATCTTTACAGCCTATTCAGAAAATAAATGAATGTTATTGTTGATTATATTTTGTGAATAAATTTGTACAAAAATGTGACAAAAATAGAAAAAAATGACAATGTCTAACTAATAAAACTATACAGACAAAGTTCTAGATTACACACTAATCAACACAAACTACGATGACCAATATTACCAGCACTGTGCTTGAGCTCTTTGAAAAGAAGGTTAATATCGACGTTTCATACACAATCAGAGATCTCAAAAATATTTTGAGCGAAGCATATAAGCAAGCTAGATTATCATCTGATGTAAAGAAAAATGACACAGACGATAACGATGTTGTAAAACAGCGCAAGCAACGTATTAAGCGCGATCGTGATGAGAATGGTGCAATCATCAAAAAGAGGGAGCCATCTGCATACAATCTCTTTATTAGAGATCAAACTGCAAAGATCAAGATGGCAGACCAAACACTTGATTCGAAGTTGGTATTCAAAATGGCAATTAACGAGTGGAATAAACACAAGGAGACAGGAAAAAGATGCGAACTAGTTGATGCAGACGATACGGATAATGTGTGTGTCGAAGCAGTCAAAGTTGTCGAGGCCGTCGAAGCTGTTGATACAGACGTAGCTGTCAAAGCTGTTGATACAGACGTAGCTGTAACCACTATTGACACAGCAGAAGAAGAAGTAATGACCACAAAATCTAAGAAGGCGCGCAAGCCTAAGAAGGTAGATGCTCTAGAAGATTAAATATACTAATTGCATTAAAATTCCATTGCAAAAATGACAATAATTTAATATATTAAGAAAAAAGAAAAAAAGAAAAAATAATATTTTTTAGCTTTTATATTTTTAAAATCATATTATAAAATGAAGCAAACCCATCTGCAATATTTACATTATTATTATAACTATTTAATCTAATATCAAAATGAACCCAGTTTTTTCTATATTGAATAGGTATAAAATTCATTAAAAATATACTTGACATTAACCCATCACTATTTTTGCAAGCAAAGTCTGAATTTTTAACATCTGCAACATTTGATTTTAAAAGTTGTAAATAGTCGGTCCATGGAGGTATTCTTATGCTTCTTTCAGCATACTCGTTGCCAATATTTGTAATATCATTTGATAATTTATCATTCAATGTAAAATAAGTAAAACTAGTGTGACAATGTATACGTTCAGACCACCCTGTCAATGTTGCAAAGTCAAAAATATAGTCAGGGTTGTAATTTTTACACGCATATGCAAGTGCGTCTGCTAGAATTAAACGACCTTCTGCGTCAACATTAACAATTTCTACAGTCTGTCCGTTATAGGCCTTGACAATATCATTTGGTTTTATAGAATTATTTGAAATGACATTTTCAACAAGGGGACATAATACAATAATTCTGTTTTTATAATTAGTATTTGATAATGCTTTGAGTAATCCTACACATATTGAAGCACCTGTCTTATCCATATGCATATTATTCATAGAAGCAGTAGATTTAATAGAATAACCTCCTGTATCAATAGTTACTCCTTTACCAATTAAACAAATACATTTCTTACTATTATTAGGATGATAATCTATAACAACAAATCTCGCAGGATTAATAGATGAATTTCCTATAGCATCAACAAGCCCCAGACCTTGTTTTTTTATTTCCTTAAATTTTAATATTTTAATACTAACCTTTTTATTTTTTTTGAATAAATTCGTGACATTATTTGCAAAAGTAGCTGGAGTACTTTTATTAGATGGTTCGTTTACCATATCTCTAGTATGTTTAGCATTTTGACATATAGTGACTAAATCTTCTTTGACTTGACTAGATATTTGCGGTGCATATATATAAATTTTCAAGCTTTTTATTTTTTTGGTAATATACTTATCAAATGTATACAAACCTTGTGTTATTCTATTAATGAAGGCATTAACAAATTGTTTATCAAGAAGAGATATATCAAATATTATAGATTCACTATTTTTCCTTTTGTACTTCATAATATTTTTAATACTTTGTGATGCCATTATAATAGATAAAAAACTGTCGATATAAATATCTATATTTATATTTGATTTTGATGACACAATTATTGAATTCTCATTTGGTTTTTTTTCAGTAAAGAGTATGATCATTCAACCTAATATAATTACAGATATTATATATATACCAAATAAAACCAAAATATTATGCTAGTATTTATATTTATAAATAATAGAATAATAAGTAAGTTATATGAATAATTATATCAAAATAGGTGTACTTTCAATAATATTTATATGTTTAGATTTAGGTTGGATTATTTTGAATAAGAATATATATCTTGATATGGTAGCAAATATTCAAAAAGAAAAATTTCAAATTACAAATATTATATATTATATCATCACCTATATTGTAATGTTATTGGGATTATTTATCATATGTATTACCTTTGTAGAAACACAAATACAAAAATATAATAATGTTGATAAATATTTAGTAGCCTTTTTAGCAGGAGGGTTTTATGGTATTATAGTTAACTCAATTTATAATTTCACCTCTTTATCTGTGTATAATAATTATAGTTTATTTACCAGTATAATAGATATATGTTGGGCATTTATATTTTATGGTACAATGTCTGTATTATATGTAAAATTATGATAAAAATAAATATATAAATTATTATTTTTTAGAAATTTTTGATTTGTTTGCTAAAAAATAATTATATGCAAAATATACAAACGAGATAACTAAAATAATCACAACAAATAAATATAATAACATACCAACAATATTTGTAGTTCTACTCAGCTGGCAATAAAATGATTGATCATCAATAGGACATCTTTGCATAGTATCTTTAGCAGAATTACTCATTAAACCAGCTGAACCAGCTGCACCAGCTGCACCAGCTGCTAAAAAGGCTCCACCTCCACCTCCAGCTCTACCACCTTTGAAAGACTCAGCATTATCAAAAATATTATTTCCCATTGTCTGACTGTTCATGAAATCTTATTATATTCTATTATAGTAGAATATTTAATTCTATATATATGATAAACATACTAGAAACCATTATAATAGTTTCTGTTATTATAATTTGTACTATTGCAATAATATGGCAGCAACAATACTATAATAACAACCATGATACACCCTTAATTTTTAATGCTACAAAATATAAATCGAAACTAGTAGGTGATCATGGGTCATGCGATATAACATGTGGAGCATTAGATCCAGTTAGTGATCCAAAATATAATATGCAACAAATAATAAAACAGTCTATATTATTAGAAGAACATCTAACAAATAAAAATAAAAGATGTAGAGACTGTATAACAAAACATTTTTTACACATAATAGGTCTTGCAGAAGAAGCGCAAATGCTTGCTACAAATAAAATAGGTAAATATCCTCTTATAAACGAATCTGTAATATTATATAATGAATTATTTAATATATGGGTTAAAAATTATAGAACGGAAGGTAAAGATGAAACGTATATATTGTACTGTACTGACAAATTAAGAAATCACAGAAAACAACTTATAGTTGTTTATTTTTTTGATGAAAAATATAAACTCGATAAATCTGAACATTCCTAAATATTTATTATGAATGTTCTGGTATATATTTATGTATATAAGGTAATTTATTATTAATCACTGCTTCATTAATAACATCCTTTATATCTTTAATAGCTGCAGTATGTGCAGATAAATGTTCGGGATGTATTTCAGATCCCATATCAATAAAAGGATATGCAAATGGAAAAGTTGTAGCATATGAATTGATAGAAGAATATAATGTAACATCTGCAACTATTTGATAAGGACTTGAAGAAAAATCATATTTATTATCCTTAAAAAACATGCTTACTAGTTTTTCTGCACCTTTACGTGAAATGATATACATTCCTGTAGATGGTAATAAATATTGCCATTTAATAAATGGATGACCAATTTTATTAATATTATATAGTTGTTTTACAGTTGGACCATATAGAATTAATGTTTGAATTAGTTCAGCATCTATAGGAGCATCTTGTATTAATTTATTATAGTTAATATCAAATGGAATATAAATATCATCTTCCATAATAACAAACCATTCATTTAGATCATTTGAAAATTTTAAAGCTTCTATCATAGCTTTAATATGACTAGAAATACACGCATATTCATATTCGCAAGACACACATCCTGGATGTTTACAAGATAGAGGACGTTTATGTGCAAGTAAATTATCAAAATCATTAGGAATAATAGCAGAAATTCTATGGTTAATTAATCCTAAATTTGCAAATTGTTTTTCCATAAAAATTCGTCGTTTTGTATTTTTATCTACATTTATCCAAAAATGCTTCATATTTTAATTATATATTGACCAAATACTTTTATATAATATTGGACAAACTTTTTCAGACACATTTTTTTCCGCGCGCGCGGCATCCAAAAGTGGTAAAACTTTTTTTCTCATATTTTTTTTATTATGACATTATTATGATAAGAGTATTTGCAAATATTGAAAAATCACATCCAAAAGTGGTAATTTTTTTTAATACAACTTTTATTATTTTTATTATCACAATGATGATATATTTTTACATAAAAAAACAAGGTCCAAAAACATCCAAAAGTGGTAATTTTTTTAAAATCATTTCGAAAAATATTTCTTACTATTCTGGTGCGAACTGAAAAATGACGTTTTTTAACATCCAAAAGTGGTAAAAAATTTTAACGATTTTTCAGAAAACAATAACATTGATATGATAGCAAATTTTGATATATTTTTTAGAACATCCAAAAGTGGTAAAAAATTTTAACGATTTTTCAGAAAACAATAAGATTGTAACGGTAAGGTATTTATACAATTATATTTCAATTATTTAGAAAATAACAAAAACAAAATAAAATAATTTCAATGTATTATGATGTATAAAATTAAAAAAATATAATAAAAAGATATTATATTACATATATATATATATCAAAATGAGTTTTGTATGTGATAAATGTAAACATACATTACATACATTATGGGGTTATAAGAGACATTCTGATAAATGTAATGGTATAGGATTATTAGAATGTCCATATTGCTATAGGATATTTGCAAATAAATACACAAAATATAAACATATAAAAACATGTAAATGTAATCAGGGAAACGAAAATATAAATAAAATAATTATTAAGAACGATTGCCCTTTTAGTAATGCAAATATTACAAATTCTACAATAACATATAATGTAGACAATTCAGTATATAATATAAATAATTATAACACAGTAAATGTAATTCAATTCGAGATAGATAAACAAAAACATACACAGTTTATTTCATCACATATTTCAATAGAAGAAATCAAAGGGATATTAGATAAATATTTTGATTTACGCGATAAATATAATCATATAGAAATATTAAACATATATTTTGATCGTTTACTTGATATACCTGAAAACAACTGTATTAAGAAAATGGATATAAAATCTAAGTATTCTCAAATACATACTGGTGGTAATAAATGGGTTGTAAAACCAGATAGAAATATTTATGATAAGTTGATAATTGACACTACAAAAAACTTATTCAGTAAACTAAATGAAACAGAACGAATTAAAAGCAAGGACTTACAAAAAAAAGTAGGTAATATAATTGATAATACAGAACATTTTGTTGAACATATATTTGATGATGAGAAGGATCTAAAAAAAGAACTTAATATTGCATCAGATACATTAAAATGTACTGTATTAAATCATAGTACATTTGAAGAATAAAAATGAGTACATAATTTATTTATTTTGAAAATTTCTGGAAAGTTTTATCATTTTAAGTTTTATTTTAATTATGTACTCAAAAACAGAAACTTAGAGGTATAAGAGAAAAAATAATAGTTTTAATTAGAGTTGGCTATATGTCTCCGTTTTCTTATGATAAAATACCATTTGGTGTCAAAGCTTCTAATGTAGCAGCTGTTGCTAATTTTTCATCAACATTAGACGATTCATATATCTTTGTGATAGCAAATAATTGTAATACAAATGTATATAATAATGAAAACTCATATGATACAGTATATAATAGCTTTGAAAATGCTGCATTATATGGTGTAAACATTGTAACAGATCAAAATAATGAAAAATACCACGAAGCATATATTGGTATCAAATCTAAAGATATGGTAAAAAAGTTAGCTCAATTTAATAAAAATAATGCAACTATATCAGCAAACATAATTCCATTATCAAATACCAATTATAATATAGGAAGTTCTACAAATAAATGGAAAGATATATATACATCATATATACATACAGACGGTGAACATATCACTAATATAAATTTAGGAGATAAGACAACAAATGATCTACAAGAAGGAATAAACCACCTATATTATACCGATCAAAGATTTGATGACAGATTGCGTACCAAAACATCCGATTATGTACAAAATGGAACAAGTAATAAATTTATAGTAAATAATAACTATCAAGGTGATCTAAATGTGAATGGTACATTAAGTGCATGTAACCTTGTTATTGAAGGTGAAACGACAGTATTAAATACATCATTATATAGTACTGAAAAGTTTGAGATTGTAAATCAAAACAATGGACCCGCTTTTAAAGTTACACAAACAGGATATAAAGATATATTACAAATTTATAAAGGTTTAAATAGTGCTTTTGTTATTGATTCAAATGGTAATATTGGTATTAATAACGAAATACCTAAATACAATTTAGATGTCTTAGGTACTACAAAATCTTCATTTTTTATTGGTGATGGTGAGAGTATATCAAATATTAACTTAAGCGATAAGACTACAAAAGATTTGTTAGAAGATCCAAGTGGATGTAATCTATATTATACACCCCATCGTGTAGGTATAATTACAGAAGCATCAAATATAAATGTGTCAAATTTTATATCAAACGTCAATCAAAGTATTGAAGGTAGATTTGATAGTAAACTCCTTTCAAAGACATTAGATGATATTAGTAATGGAACAAGCAATAAATATATAGTTAATGGATTGTATAATGGCTCTATGAGTGTTACACAAACTCTTACAGCATATGATTTAAATGTTACAAATAGCTTATATTTTAATAAATTTGTTGAACAGAATGTCAATCAAGCAAGTAAAACAGAAATCATTAATACAGGAATAGGCCCAGCTTTAAAAATAGTGCAAAATGATGTCGGTGGTATCTATAATGTTATGGAAGCTTATGTTGGAACAAGTATAGCTTTATCTATTATACAAAATGGGAATATTGGAATAAATAAACTAGCACCAGCATATAATCTTGATGTTAATGGTACAATTAGAGCTAATTTTTTAAGAGGTGATGGAAGCAATATTACAAATATTAATCTAAATGATAAAACAACACGTTATTTAAAAGAAGATCCCGATGGTAGTAATCTCTATTTTACGGCAGCGCGTGTAGCAAATATAAGCGACGGATCAAATACAAATACATCAAATTATGTTAAATTAACTAGCAATTTATTGATAAATATTATATTTGATAATGCAATAAATACATGTAATTATATTAATTTAGCAAGTAATTTACTGTCTGAAAAAATACTATTTAATGAAAATAACACATGTAATTATATTAAAATATCTAGCAATTTATTGGCTTTGAAAATTTTAGAAAGCAAATATAATACGTCTAATTTTGTTGACTTTACAAGTAACAAATTGACTTTGCAAATTACATCTAATGAAAATAATACATGTAATTATATTCAATCATCTAGTAATGATATAATACATAACATTTTTACAACAGATTATAATATTTCAAATTATATAAATCTAACAAGTAATCAATTGGAATTTCAAATACTTACACTAAACGATAACAATTCTAATTATACAAATATAACAAATAATCAACTAACAAATTATATAGTAACTAATGACAGCAATATAAGTAACTATATTGAAAAAACAAGTAACATTTTGGCAAATAAAACATCATCAAATGATGTAAATGTATCTAATTATATAGCATTTGCTAGCAATTATTTGACCGCGCATATATATTTAAATGAATATAATACATGTAATTATATATATGTAACTAGTAATAAATTAGCGCAAAATATAACCGAAAATTCTAATTATACATTATTGTCAAGTAATAATTTAATGTATAATATATTTGATACTTCAAATTATCTTAAAATAACAAGTAATGAATTGGCACTTTATATTATAAATAATGAAAATACTACATGTAATTACATTCAAAATACAAGCAATTTATTAGTAAATCAGATATTATTAAAAGAAGGTATTACATGCAATTTTATCATAGCAACAAGTAATTTGCTATCTCATCACATATTTAGCAATGAACATAATACATGTAATTATATCAAATATAATAGCAACCAATTTGTATTGCAAAATCTAGATACATGCAATTATATTAAGAATTCTAGTAACATTTTGTTAAGAAAAATTATAGATAATTATACATATATTAAAGATGTAGATAATGCATTAACAAATATTACAACAAATAATGTTAGTGAAGGTAATACTAATTTGTATTATACTGATGTAAGATTTGATACACGCCTTTTATCAAAATCATTAGATGATATATATCAAGGAACAAGTAATAAATATATTGTGAAAAATAATTATAATGGGAATTTGAATATAGAAGGAACTCTAAGTGCATGCAATCTTGTTATTGAAGGAGATACAACTGTGTTGAATACTACATTATATACAACAGAGAGATTTGAAATTATTAATCAAAGTTATGGACCTGCTTTCAAAATTGCACAAAGTGGTAACAAAGATATTTTACAAATTTTCAAGGATACAGAAAATATATTTAATATAGATTCAAATGGTAATATTGGTATACGCAAAACTAATCAACAATATGCATTTGATTTAAATGGAACTATAAATGCATCGTTTATAAGAGGAAATGGAAGTCTTATTAATAATATTAATTTAGCTGATAAAAGTACTATATTTTTACAAGAAGATCCTAATGGATCAAATTTATATTATACACCAAATCGCGTTGGAATAATTGCGAATGCTTCAAATATTCATTCATCTAATTTTACTATCCGAACATCAAATCTCATATCAAATGATCTTACAAAAGTTCAATCGAATTCATTCGCATATACATTAAATACAGCAAATACAATAAATAAGAATATTAATAGTGTATCCACGCAATTATCTCTAACATCTAACCTTTTAGCAGGAAATGCATACAGATTAGACGAACGTATGTCAAATTATTTAAATAATACATCAAATGAAATTATCTATATAATTAATAATTTTGATAATACAACGTCGAACTATATTTCAAGTACATGTAATATGATAACGGAACGTATGATTTCAGGCGAAAGTAATATATATAATTATATTGATTTATCATCTAATTTGCTTACAAATCATGTTTTAGATACTTGTAATTTCATAGTATTTACAAGTAATGATATATCACATAATATATTACTTACATCAAATACAATAAGTTCACGAATTACAAATCTAGATACAAATAAAATTAATGAAGGTAACATTAATCTTTATTATACAAATGAGCGATTTGATAAAAGACTTCTTTCAAAAAACTTAGATGATATTAATCAAGGAACTAGTAATATTTTTATAGTGAATAATAACTACAAAGGAAATCTTAATATCGAGGGAACATTGAGTGCATGTAATCTAATAATAGAAGGAGATACAACTGTTCTAAATACTTCTGTATACCAAACAGAAAAATTAGAAATAACAAATTCAGGGGCTGGTCCTGTATTGAAAATAACACAATTTGGTAATCAAAATATATTTGAAATTTACGATGATGATGATATTATTTTTAAAATAATTGACGGAGGTAATATAGGTATAAAAAATGCTAACCCTATTTACGACTTCGATGTGAATGGTATAACACATTCAACAATGTTCAAAGGCGATGGAACATTAATAACAAATATAAATTTATCAGATAGAAATACAAGTTTATTAGTAGAAGGTAGTAATCAATATTATACACCATCGCGCGTTGGAATAATAGCAGGTGCATCAAATATACATTCATCCAATTATATGAATGTAACATGTAACCTTATTATAAAACAAGTACTTAAAATTGAAAAAGATACATGTAATTATATAAATTTTACTTCAAACTATGTGTCATCGCGTATTTTGATGAATGAAATAGATACATGTAATTATATTACAAAATTTCTTTCATTAAACGGTATAAATTCTTCTAATTACACAAATATAACCAGTAATTATATTACTAAACATATACTTGCAAATGAAAATAATACAAGTAATTATATTATTTTGACAAGTAATAACATTATAAAATATATATATGATACTTGCAACAATATTCAAAAATCTATTTATCTTACATCAAATATTATTATTCAAAACATATCATCAAACGACATTAATATTTCAAATTATGTCAATCGAACTAGTAATAAAATACTATTGAAAAATATTGAAGATAATGCAAACCAGTCTAATTTCGTATTACAAATGTCAAATATAGTAAATGGTTTTATAAATGTAAAAGATATAAATCAATCTAATTATGCAAATAATATATCAAATATTATAATCATCAATATACAGCGGGCCGACAGCAATCAATCCAATTATGTCAAAAATAGTAATAATACATTAGAAACTTCTATTAAAAATACGTTAGCATATAGCAATCAAAATTTATCAAACTATGTTTTTTTAACATCAAACGTACTTTATAATATTATTCAAAATAATAATAACAATCAATCTAATCTATCTCACAATATTTCAAATATATTATTAAATAGAATAAATTTATTAAACACCAATCAATCTAATTATGTTTTATCGACATCAAACACATTGAGTATATTAACTAATAATTATAATCAAAATCAGTCAAATCTGATTTTTCTCCGTGATAGCAATCAATCAAATTATGTATTTAATACATCAAATAGATTAGCAAATTATATACAAAATATAAATAATAATCAATCAAATTATACACGAGGGGTTTATAATTCACTTCAAACTGCAAGTATTTATATCAACACTAATCAGTCAAATTACACATCAAATATTTCTTCAAATTTATACTCCTTAATACGACGTCTTGAAGTATCTGATAATAGTATTAACAATAATATAGTAGCTCTTGGAAATAATATTTCGGTATTAACTACTATTATAAATATCAATATTATCAATGCTTCTAATTATATTTTACTAACAAGTAATACATTAAGCAATCGTATTTCTGATACAAGTAATTTTGTTATTACCAAGATCACCGAAAATAGCAATGTAATAAGCAATCGTATTTCTGATACAAGTAATTTTGTTATTACCAAGATCACCGAAAATAGCAATGTGATAAGTGATAGAATTTCTGATACAAGTAATTTTGTTATTTCAAAGATCACCGAAAATAGCAATGTGATAAGCAATCGTATTTCTGATACAAGTAATTTTGTTATTACCAAGATCACCGAAAATAGCAATGTGATAAGCAATCGTATTTCTGATACAAGTAATTTTGTTATTACCAAGATCACAGAAAATAGCAATGTTATAAGTGATAGAATTTCTGATACAAGTAATTTTGTTATTACCAAGATCACAGAAAATAGCAATGTTATAAGTGATAGAATTTCTGATACAAGTAATTTTGTTATTTCAAAGATCACAGAAAATAGCAATGTTATAAGTGATAGAATTCAAAATTTATCATTAGATCAAATTTATGATGGTTCGAGTAACAAGTATATTATAAATAATAAGTATAATAACGATTTATTTGTTAAAGGAACACTTGTAACTTGTAATTTAATTGTAGATGGTGCAACGACAACATTAAATACAACAACATATCAAACTGAACGTCTTGAAATTATAAGTAATTCATTTGGTCCAGCGCTTAAAATACAACAGTATGGAAATAATGATATATTATCATTATATGATGATGATAATATTGTTTTTAAAGTTTGTGATGGTGGAAATATAGGTATTAATAACAATAGCCCTATATATAATCTAGATGTAGATGGTATAACATTTTCCACATATTATATCGGAGATGGAAGTAAATTATATAATGTAAATTTGTTTGATAGAACAACAGATATGCTTGTAGAAGGTAGTAATTTATATTATACATCTGAACGTGTCGGTATAATAGCTAATGCATCTAATATGCATATGTCTAATCTTGTATTAAATGTATCAAATTTATTGCATAATAAACTGACAGATACTTCAAATAATTTGACAACGTTCACAATGCAAATTTCAGATTTATTGGCATACAAAATTATAGATGTGTCAAGTAGATTATATGAAGTAAGTGAAGAAACATCAAATTCATTAACTGAATTAATTACTAACAATTCAAATACATTCGATATAAGATTGAGTGAAATGTTTAATAATCTTTTATACATTAATTCTTTTACATCAAATATATTACAGACAAGTATAGCAATAGTATATAATAACCTTGTAAATCAAGTAAATACTACATCAAATTCTTTGCATAAAGATTTAATAGAAACGTCAAATAATGTATATATTACTTCAAATGATATAGTTAGCAATATTGACAAATCATGTAATATGTTATATAAATATATATATAATTCGTCAAATGATATTTTGAAACAGTTAAACACAGATGTGTATGTTATAAAAAATCAGTTAAATATCACATCTTCTAATATTCATCATACCTTAGCAGAAACATCAAATACATTATATAATTATACAATAGAATTAACAAAACATACATCAAATACTTTGAATAATGATATACAAAATGTGTCTAAGGAACTAGAAAGAACATCAAATACTTTGAATAATGATATACAAAATGTGTCTAAGGAACTAGAAAGAACATCAAATACTTTGAATAATGATATACAAAACGTGTCTAATGAACTAGAAATAACATCAAATATCCTGAATAATGATATACTAAATGTGTCTAATGAACTAGAAAGAACGTCAAATATCCTGAATAATGATATACTAAATGTGTCTAATGAACTAGAAAGAACGTCAAATATCCTGAATAATGATATACTAAATGTGTCTAATGAACTAGAAAGAACGTCAAATATACTGAATAATGATATACTAAATATTTCCAAGGAACTAGAAAGAACGTCAAATATACTGAATAATGATATACTAAATGTGTCTAATGAACTAGAAATAACATCAAATAATATCATTGTTAAACTAGTAGATACTTCAAACGAACTATATGATATAATTTTTCATATATCTGATATACTTGCAGACGAAGTCATATATAGTTCTAATAGTATAATACAAACAATAAGAGACACCTCTAATAATTTACAATCAAATTTGATTGAAACATCAAATAAGCTTAATGAATATATTATAGATACGTCTGGTAATATAAATAATAATATATTAAATACATCAAATAATTTATACTTACATACATTTAATGTATCAAACCAGTTAATAAGTTCCATATATGCAATAGAAGATCTTGTTGGCTATACTTCAGATATATATGATTTAAGAATAAGTAATTTAAGAATTGAATATAATATAATACTTCGCGAAACATCAAATGATATCAATGATAGCATTATAACATCTTCAAATAATTGTATGAATAATTTATATATACTTTCAAATGAAATTCATGAACAATCAATGAATACATCAAATGATGTATCTAAAGCTTTAAAACAATTCTATAATTTAAATCAAAACACATGTAATACATTAATTGAAAATATTTTAAATATATCAAATATTTTGCATAATAGTTTAATAGCATATACGGAACAGTTGGATAATATACAGCTATCTTTTAAAAACACATCAAATAAACTATATAATGATATTGATAAAAATTGCAACTTGATATACGAAACTTCAAGTAAATTGGTAAACGCAATTGATAATACATCAAATCTAATAAAAAACATAGATAATGAAATCAATATTAAAATAAATAACTTATCAAAAAATATATCGAACATATCAAATGAATTATATTTATATATAGATCAATCTAGTAATAATCTCGATACAAAAATTGAATATACGTCAAATAAACTATTATCATATACTGAATATATATATAATTTACTTGTTAATGATATAATATGGTCTTCTAACCTTTTAAATAAGTCAATAATAAATTCGTCAAACGAGCTGTATCAAGATTTGTATAATGCTGTAAGAACTGACGTAGGTCTAGAAATAGATATCGCATCAAATTTGTTATTATCTACATCAAATGCAATATATAGTTCACTTTATAATACGTCAAATAAATTTTATAATGATCTACTAACAAATTTACATAACGATATGGTCGACCAAGTAAATTTATCAAATTATATTAGTTCATCGATAGTACAATTAGACAATAATGTAATAAATTGTTCTAATGCTATTTCATCAAGGATAAGCGTTTTAACAACTGATGAAATAAATGACGGTATCAATAATAGATTTATTATAAATGACTGTTATAAACGAGATATAGTATTTACCGAATCTGTTTCTGCGACAACAGTAGTGACAAAATCTATAATAAATTTAGGAGGTATAGATATTTATAATGATCAATATAATACACCATCTTTATATATTAAACATAACAATGATGTAGATGATGTAGATGTTGTAAATATATGTGTAAATAATATTCAGAGATTTGTTATATCAAATAATGGTTATATTGGTGTAAATAATATTTACCCTGAATTTGATCTAGATGTGAATGGAATATTAAACGCAACAAGATTAAGTGGTGACGGTGGTTTATTAACAAATGTTAATCTATCTGATAAAACTACAGATGACATACTTGAAGGAACATGTAACTTATTTTTCCGGGAAGAGAGATTGGATGAAATGATTATGTCAAAATCGATCGATATGTTTCAACCAGGGTCTAATATGAGTATTATA